TAATAAGCTCAATAAGACCTGGAAACAAACATAAGAATGGATGGAAACTGATGCACAGATCAATCGGAACGAGAGTTCAATGGGATGAGATAATTAGGTGCTGTGATAAAGTACCTAAAGAAGCATCAATTTGGCCACACTTGTATCCACTGGTGATGGACAAAGAGACACCATTGAATGTTTGGAGTGAGGCCAATGCATACAACAAAAATGTGGACATAAGTGAATGCTTGGGAAGTGTGTCGCTCGGAAACTCTGAATACGGAGTGAAAACAATGACAGGAATAGGCGCAATGAACTGTGTGCGATATAAGCCACAGACACACAAAAATGGCAGAATAGTCGATAATGCATTCATGTCATTGCAGGACTGTAATGGAGATCTGCACTCTTATATATTCAGAGTGACAGACAGAGATTTCTATTACATGATGAGAGATGAAACTGGAATGTTGTTTACAACAGATTGCTGGTTGGAGAAGAGTACTATTGAAGTTGCTGATGGTTCACAAGTCACTCCGGATTATCAGCCGTTTCAATCAGATGAGCCCGAAAAAGTAGAAAGAAAAGAGAAAAGTACATGGGGTTCAGGATTTGCCAAAATGGAGAAACAAACAAAGGAACCTTCAAAAGAAGGAGAAGCTGAAATAGAGCCAGATGTCAAGAGAGAGTTGATTGAATTTTCTGATTCAGAAGAAGAAGAAGAAATAGAGAAAAAACAACAGAAGCAGAAACAAGATGATAGAGAAAAGAGTCTCATTGATCAGGCAGAAGATAAACCAGTGTCAGATGAAGAAGAGAAAACTGTTGACGAAAAGCCTGATGAATCAAGCACAAAGACTGGACCAGTTAGCAAATATTATGGGAAAATTCCATTCGATATGGAACAAAGACTAGCAAAGAGTACTGGAGAGGAAACATCAAAAGTTGGTTCAAAAAGATTGGAATATGCATTGAGTGACCTATCTCGCAGTTCAATGGCAAACATAGTTGAAGATTTGAGATCAGTATTTGAAGCAAAACCAGTTGATATGATCAAGGCAAAAGAATTGCTTTATGATAAGGAATACAATTGGTTCTTCGATGAAATGCCAGATACAAGGATGAAACTGGCATTGGCTTGGGAGATCGTATATGGAAGATTGGCAATGCATGCAACAGAAGCGTCAGTTTGCACATTTTTTGGAACAGCTGCAGCAGATATGCATTATATGGCGAAGGCATTTTCAGTAACTCCTGCGATGACACTGGATGAATATAAGAATGCAGCAGGTGAAATGGAACCATTGTCGAAGCTTGAAGAATATAAAAATGAACTATTGACAAGTCTCAAATATGCTAGACAAGAAAAAGTTAGAATGAGCTTGCAATCAAGGTTGGAAAAGTTGAATTCAAGTATCAAATTGAGGAAAGAATATGACTTGGAAGCATATGTTGGACTGGAAGTGGAGGAATCAGTAATAATAGGAGCATTGATGAATGGTATTAGCATGCATGATGTGATGAGATGCAAGAAGTTGGGTGATATTGAAGTGATGAACAAATGGAGACTGATAGCTAATGATAAGTATAGGCAGATGATACCTGAAATTGAGAGAAGGAGTGAATACTTCAGCGAAGATGATCTTGAAGAATGGATGGCCGAAGCAATCAAACAAAGCTTAATGGATGCAGAGGAGAAGATTGATATGACAAGTCAAAAGAAAGAAGAA